CACATGAGATCACCTTATTGCCAACTCCATTATCCACAACTTCGAAATCGACATCGTATCCGACCTCAGCCAGATGGTCGATGATCCCAAAGTCATTGCCATTATCCTGCGAATGAATATAGACCTTCGCAAGCTTCTGTCTGATCTTTGTCATAATTAATTTACTCCTTAACTTTCCTTAACACTCTTGATCCTTGCCTTTAAGGCATCCAGAAACGAATCCTGTGTAACTTCTTTTGCTTCCAGTGCATCCATGACGTTCTCATCATATCCGCCGGCAGTGACTAGATGATGGATCACAACATTCTCTTTTTGTCCCTGTCGGTACAATCTGGCATTTGCCTGTTGATATAACTCCAATGACCAGTTAAGTCCAAACCAGACAATGATGTGCCCACCTGCCTGGAGGTTTAATCCATATGCTGCACTTGCCGGATGTGCAAGTAGGATATCCATCTGCCCATTGTTCCAGGCTGTGATGCTGCCCGGATTCTTTAACTCCCCGATCCGAAGCTTGCTCTTTTTCAAAGCCTTCTGGATCCGTGCCTTGTCATGCTTAAAGTTATAAAACACTAATATCCCCTTTCCGGCATTTGCATCGATGATCTCTTTTAAGGCTTCGATCTTCTCGTCATGCACCTCATGGTATATACCGTCTGCATCATAGACAGCCCCGTTACATAACTGCAGTAATTTATTGCTTAAAGCCGCTGCACTGGTAACGTCAATGGTCTCTCCATCGATATCCGCGATCATCGTCTTCTCCAGTTCTTCATACTGCTTCTTTGCTTTATCCGGAAGTTTGATGTGGCGGACATTATCGATCCGTTCTGGTAATTCCAGATAATCTTCTGCTTTCATGGAGATACAGATATCTTTGATTCGTTCGTTGATCTCTTCGTCTGCCCATGTTCTCGGATTATACTCATAGACCACATTTCCGTTTCTTGCTCCTGGTGTGAAGTAATTATCACGATATCCGGTTAGAGTCTTTCCTAGTCGTTTTCCTTCATCCAGAAGATAGATCTGCGCCCACAGGTCTTCCAGTCCGTTCGGGGTTGGTGTTCCTGTAAGCCCTACGATCCGATGGATATGACTCCTAACGCTTTTTAATTTTCGGAATCGTTTTGCTTTGTTGGACTTAAAGCTCGACAACTCATCGATGATCACCATGTCAAATGGCCAGTCATTTTTGTAATAGTCAACCAGCCATGAGACATTGTCTCTTGATAACACCCAGATATCGCCGGGTGTGTTGATCGCTCTGATCCGCTGTTTGATACTTCCAAGGACTGGGATCACCCGAAGCATCTTTAAGTGATCCCATTTCTGTGATTCTCTTGTCCATGTATCTTCTGCAACTTTCTTCGGCGCGATGACAAGAACTTTCCGGACTGCAAACCGATTGAATCTCAGATCATTGACTGCTGTCAGTGTGATCACTGTCTTTCCAAGTCCCATGTCAAGAAACAATCCTAAGACCGGATCCGTGATCATGCGGTTAATGCAGTATCGCTGATAATTGTGGGGTACAAATTTCATATCATGCCTCTCTGTTCTAACTCTGTGATCTTGTCCAAGGCCTTGCCTGGATTCCATGCTTCGATCTCCCAGATCACTCGGTCAATATCTTTTTTGTTATCAAGAACGGTTGCATAACATCCTGTTGCTAAGATCCTACGGATCTGGACTTTCTGAAGTGGTGTCGTTTTCTCTCCCGGACGTTTCAATTCTACGAATCCAGATTTTCCACCCTGAAGGACTACAACTCTGTCTGGTACTCCAGCATTGCCCGGGGATACAAACTTATACGCCGTACCGCCGACCTTTTTTACTTCATCCCTGAACTTGGATTCTATACTGCTTTCTCTCATATCATTCTCCTTTGCTTGTAATCAATGTTACATTGTCCCCCTATATATACGCGTGTATAGGCGTACATGGGGTACTACTATACCATTACCCTTTATATTCTATTTATATATAATTTAATGTTTACAATGTTTATATAGGTATTAGATATATGATTTAAGCTATTTTCTTGTAATCAATGCTCTGTTTACTGAATGTTTCTCTTGTTTACATTTCCAAATATTGTATGTTTACCTTTTAATCTGTCAACACTCTGTTTACACGCGTATACCCTCTCTGTGTTCCGTAGGGACCGAACCTTACAGACGATATGCGTTGCCACCCATCGATGCAATTTAGAATGCCATTGATCTCTATCGTATCCTGCCTTCGCATCTGCTTGAGATCTCCACCAAAACACTCACACCAAACCTCCGCCGCACATATTCGGTCCCTTTCTACTAAGTTGCTCTCATCTTTTACCTGAAATTCACTGTTGAAAAATGATCTTCTCTGTGCCTGACTCTTTTCCTTCCAGTCTGTTGGAATCTTCTTCTCTAGGAACTCTCTTATCACACCTTCTTTTGGAGATGCTTCTCTGTAAGTTTCCTGCTTCTCCTGTGCCACTTTAGCGACATCCCCGGACATATACAGCGGCTCTCCTAACATCCATCTTGCAGCCGCTTCTGCCCATACCTGATCAACTTCTGCCGGCAGTTCCTGGAAGATGTTCTTCTTTGGTTTCTGTTTTCCGAGTCCAACTGGCCAGAATCTACGATTTCCTGTTCTGTCCTTTAAGAACTCTTTATCGTTCGTAGTTCCTACGATGATACAGTTTCGTGGGAAATTTGCGGTCCTGCGTCCATATGGCATACGATAAACGTCCTCTTTCTTACTTAAAAACTGCTTGACTGCATTCATCTCTGATCTGTTAAATCCAGTTAGCTCTCCAGCTTCAATGATCCAGTAGCCCTGCACCATCTCTGCCGCATCTTTCCCTTCAAAGGTACTCATTGAATCGGAATACCAGTCTTTGCCCAACATTGAAAAGAACGTACTCTTTCCAACGCCCTGCGCTCCCGACAGGATCAGCATATAATCAAACTTACATCCTGGATGCATGGCTCTGGCAACCGCAGCACACAAAGTCTTTCTTGTTGCTGCACGTACATATTCAGAGTCCTCTGCCCCGAAATAATCGATCAGCAGTGTATCTAATCGTCTGATCCCATCCCAGTTAAGGCCTGTAAGGTATTCTCGGATCTTATGTCTTTTATGTCGGTTTGCATAGATCGCCATGCCGTCTAATATCTTCTTTTCTCCTGTGATCCCGTAAGTCTTCTCCATGTAATGCCTTAATCCGGCATCATCCTCATCGGTCCATGCACGATCCTTATAAGGGAACTCCGGATGAAATTCCCACGGCATCGGTCTGCAGACAGTTGCTCTGTTCGCAAATTCATCATGATATAATCGGTCCTTTAAGTTTGGATCGTTCTCCAGAATGATCAACACGTTATCGATCGTCTTATTCGGCATTCCTGTCTGTGAACTGCAGCTTAACTTTTCCATCCAGTCAAGATCTTCCTTTGATATATCCTGAGAAAATTCGGACTGTGCGCGTTCATATCGTTCTGCAGTAATGACTTTTGCAACATTTGGCTGTTCCATCGCAAACTCACACATTGCAGAAAAGGATGGAAGCCTTGTGATCGGCGTTCCTTCCTTTGATCCATAATCAAGTTCATAAAACTTATGGATCCGGACCAGATCAAATGCATTGCATAATCTTCCACCTGCAGGATCTGTGGCATGATGGCTGTATAAGAATAATCCATCCTCATATAACACAGCTCCGCCAACTGTCGAACCTTCTGTATAGGTATAGCGCCCCGGATGCATATCACACGGTTCATAGATGCCATCCAGAAACGTATCCATTGCCTGTTCCACTGTATAGGTCTTACAGAATGCACCGACGATTCCTTTCTTTTCTAATGGATTTCCCTGTTTTTTGATACTGCGGTCACGGAGCTTTACCGCTCCTGGCACTTCCGGCCACTGTGTGATATCTCTCCAGTTATCATATATTGCAAGCATTCCGTCTTTACTTAAAAACGGCTTGTCTGCATAGCAGAATCGATACTGACTGTCCTTACTGCAGCTTGGCCAGTACATCAACCGGACTGTTTCGAAAGTCGTCGGGTCAAAGATGCCCATTCCGATATACTCCGCGGCACGTCTCGCGATCGGCTCATATTCATCCGGAGAAGCCGGCTGATCCAACGGCAGAATGATTCGAAGTCGCGGTGCTGCTTCTTCATGCTTCCTGGTACTGTAGACCACATAAGAACAACCAAGGTTTTCTAAGATGCCGATCACCTCATCAGTTCCACCCGGTTTTATATGGTCGGCATCAAGTGTGATCAGATAGCGATAACCGGCATTTTCATTTCTTCTCTGTTCTCCGGAAAGTTCCCCACCAACGAAACCACCGACATCCTTGATCTCATCTTGTTTTGCTTTGCGGTAACCCATATACTCTGCCAGAGTTTCTTCTGTCCTGATCGGATGTTCAAGCTTCTCTACAAAATCAGACCAGTACATCTCCTGTTTCAGCCAGGTCTTTGATCTTCGGCTGCTTCCCGTTGATATTTTAATTTTTAAGTCATTCTGAAACATGCCGTTCCTCCTACTCTTTCTTATAGAAATCTCCTGTAAATCCATCTGCGTTTAACGGCAGCCCTTCTGCCCACTCCGGAGCCCTGCACATCAGATCGATGGCTTTCTCCAGTGTCAGATCAGAACCTTTTGGCACTTCTGCTATGATCTCATCGTGGATATGAAAGTTGATGAGATAACCACCGAATAACATATTTCGGATCGCATTCGCCAGCAGATCTCTTGCCACTGCCTGTACAATATTCTCGACTAGTTTCCCACCGTACGTTTCAAGTCTCTGCCATTTCTTCGTTCCATCGATGCCCATGTATGTGATACTCTTATTTCCCCATGCATTCTCTCCGATCTGTGGATCTGGATAAAATAAGCATCGTCCGGAAGGAAGTTTGATCATAAAATAATCTGCATCTCTCATAAACGTGATCCCATGCTGGATCTGGTTTGTTGTTCCGAGTGTTACCGTCTCGATCGCACAATTCTCTACCGTATACCAGAAATCCTGAATCCGTTTGTTCGCTGTCCTCCATCGGTGTACGATATCCGGAAGTTCTTCTTCCGTAAGTCCCATCCTTAATGCTCCCATCTGGATCAATGCTCCGGTACCGCCTTGGTATCCAAGGGCAAGTTCTGCGACCTTTCCTTTTGCCCTGAGTGCATATTCCGGATTTCCTTTTTTGATCTTCTCGATCGGTACGTTAAACATACTGGATGCCGAAGCCTCGTAAATCTTGCCGTGGGTACGGAAGACTTCCAGTCTCCAATCCTCTCCGGCTAACCAGCTGATCACTCTCGCTTCAATCGCTGAAAAGTCTGCGACGACAAACTCATATCCCTCTCTTGGAACAAATGCTGTCCGGATCAGCTGTGAGATCGTATCTGGCAAGCTGCCATAAGTCAGTTCCAGCATCGCTGCATTTTCCTGTTTTACCAGGTTCCTTGCCAGTGATAACTCCGGGATATAGTTTCTCGGAAGGTTCTGAACCTGTACCAGACGTCCTGCCCATCTCCCCGTTCTGTTTGCACCATAAAACTGTAATAATCCACGGACTCTTCCATCCTTGCAGACCGCGTTTTCCATAGCTGTGTATTTCTTCACAGAACTCTTGGCCATCTCTTTACGTTTCTTCAGAACATAATAAACTGCGGGGTTTGCTTGTACCTGTGGAGCTTCTAACAGTTCGTTCACTGCTTCTTTCCCTAACTTATCGATATCTTTTCCTAGCTGTTCGGATAACCACTGTTTTAACTGGGCAACACTGTTCGGATTATCGATTCCAGAAACACGCCGGATATCATCTCCAAGCTTTAATGCTGCCTGATCACTTAATTCCAATGCCCCATTGATCAGTGCAAGGTCCACCTGAGTCCCCTGTTGATTAATAGTCTGGTCATAATGCCAGTTGGTCCATTCCTGCGTTGGAACCGGATAATCCTTTAGATGATCCTCGATCGCACGTTCCACTTCCACATCTTGTTTGCAGTATTCTTTAAACAGGTTCCATTTCTCTATATCATGTTCAGGAAAGTTTCTTGTGCGTCCGCCGTTTCTCTTTGTAGGCTTGCATGGCACACAAAAATAACGGATCAGTGCTTTTCCAACTGCCATCTTTTGCTTCTCCTGTGGAAATCCCATTGCTTTCCCAACTCCTGCAAGGGATGCCGGATACCCGCAGTAAAGAGAATGGATCATCGTACACTGCCACTGATCCGGCCAGATCTCATAAAACTGACTTAATGCATTGATCTCGAAATTTGCGTTATGAGCCATCTTGATCGTTGCTGGTGCTTTCAGATCATCGATCACGTTTTCCGGAAGTTTCTCCCCCTGTGCAAGATCTACGATCCTAACAGGTCCATCATCATAGGCATAAGCAAACAGTAGAATCTGAAAGTCCGGAGACTGTACGTACTTGTACAGCCCGGACTTTGCAATGTCTACACTACTATAAGTCTCGATATCGATATGCAGGATGTTCTTGCGCGGGATCATAATCCCATAACTCCGCCACCATTGATCGGAGCCCCCGTAATCGGATTAATTCCAGTGACTGGATTTACGCTCTGCTGTGTTACTGCTGCCTGTGTGTTCATCTGCGGAACTGCTGTGGCCTGGACATTTGACTGTGGCATTGTTCCAAAGTCTTCCGCTGCTGTTGTTCTTCCTGTTAATGGATCACCTTCTCTTGTTTTCTGGACATTGTTCAGTCCGCATCCAACACCTCTGTTTCCGTTTGTGTTATATGGGAAAAAGTTTAAGGAAACTCTTCCGTAGCATCCGGCATATACTTCTGCAGGATTTAAGATTGCCTGACAGTTTGCATCGACAACTTCTGGTCTCTGTTTACTGGATGCTGTCATGACCATATGTCCTTTACACTCTTCTCCGAATGGCTCTCCGTTTGGTCTTGTTCCATCTCCATCATGCATCGGATTCTTCAGCATTGCCGGCATCTGTCCGTTGAATTTTGTAGAGACACCTTCCTGTGCTGCAGCCTGCATTGCTGCCTGGATCGCATTGATCGTTGTTGTGTCTGTCTTAGGGATCAGGATCGTCACAGAATATTTTTCTTCCTGTCCTGGATTGTTCGCATGTGGCTGAAATACGTGTGGAAATGAAAATCTTACTTCGCCTGTTGTTACTTTTGTATTACTCATAGTTTTTTACTCCTTTTATTTAAAATCTTCTGCTGCTGTTGTTTTCGGGTTATAAGCCGGACGTTTATCGGATTCCGGTGCAAGTGTTGGCTTTCCATTTGGCTTTTGGATGAACTCCCCGCAGATCGTCTGGAAGTCTTTCTTTCCGACCATCTTTTCAAGATCTGTCAGGGTAAGCTGTGCCCTTTCATACAGAGTTTCTTTCGGGAAACCGTTCAGTTCCAAGACATCCGCCATCTTCTCGTAATCTGTGATCATGCGATTGCTTCTGCCCTCAACGATCTTCCATCCTGGGATCTCTCCGCCATCGATCAGTTTTGTCTGTGCATAGGACTTTAATTTTTTATGCCAGGCAACCAACTGTTCTGCTTTTGCAAGGGCTTCTCCCACCTCTTCGTCTGAAAGCTCCGGTGGAAGCTTTGTTTCATAGGTTTCCAGAAGTTCCAGATTGTCATAAGCTCTCTGTCTGCAGTTTAAGACTTTGCAGAATCTGCAGTGTTCCCCGGAACGAAACTCTCCTTCTCCTTTGTAAGCTAATTCAGCTTTCGGTTTGACTACGACATTGCCCCATGTTGTCAGCTCTCTTTTATTCGTTTTCCATGTGGAAAAGTTATTGAGCCTTGGCTGTACGATATGAAAAAAAATGTCCTCGATCGGATATAAAAATCCGTAAGCCTTTAATGCTCCTAGTGCATACAATCCCATCTGCGGATTCCCACCTGCATTTACTGGAACACCTTTTCCGTATTTAAAATCGATCACATGCATGACCGTACCGCAGATCAGGATGCAGTCTGCAGTACCGAATCCATCCGGCGCGTACTCATCAAACTCAACTCTTTTTTCCACCGCCATATATGGTTTTTCAGGAAGGCTATTACTGAGTGTTTCCACATAATCAACATACTGATCTGTGAATCCCTGCATCTCTTCCTGATACAGCTCGTTCTTTTTGATCTTGTTCATTCTTCTGGTATAAGTTCCAGTCTTTAAAGAATCTGCTGTCAGTTTTAACTCACAGATCTCATGTGCCAGTGTTCCTTCTTGGGTATAAGAGGTCTCTGTATCTGGAAGCTCATCACACAGTTTTGCGGAAGGAGTACAGTGGATCCACTGCACCGCTCCGCTTGCTGATAACAAAGCATGTTTTCTTTTCTTCGCCATCTTAGATCACCGCCCCAATCGCTTTGATCGCAGATGCAAACTCCCCATATTTCTCCTGTGGCAGATCCATCAGAGTCTGTGCACCTAAAGACGCTAGCGTATTCTGGACATCCTGCATCTTTCCGGCATCGATCAGACCTGTCGCTGCGACTGCCAACTGCTCCATCGAATATGTAGGCGTTGCTGTGGCTGTTGGCACTGGGTTAACCGCAGATGCTGCATTTTGTGCCACGGGCGCTGCTGGTACAGGCTGTACTGGTGGCGTGCTTGGTACAGTTGTAGCTGCTGGCGCAACTGTTTCCGTTGGTACAACTGTCTGCTGCACTACGGGTGCTACCTTTGCTGCATCCATCTGTGTTTCCTCTTTGCTGTTCCCTGCTGCATTTGCCAGTGCAAAAATGGCATTTGCCAGATTGTCAAGCCCTGTTACGTTTACTGTGATTTCCATTATTAAGTCCTCCTAATTCTTCTTTGTTTAATAGATACCCGATCCCCAAGATTTGAAAGATCAGGTTTGTATCAAGATCCTGTCCAGCTTTATGCAGCCGGACAAGAGTTTCAACCCTTTCATAAGATGCAGCTAATTCATCGTATACTTCACGACTGATCAGCAATCTATCTTCCTTCATCGTTTATATCCTTTCTACTTGTTTCTTAAACCCACACTCTGTCGTCATTCGCCACTGTACTGCTTTTGAAATCTCTTTATCTAAAGGATCTAATTCTTTGGACAATGCGTTCGCTAATACTCTCAGAGATGCTACGATATAAGGTAGTGTTCCTTCAGAAACAGGTGTTACACTATCTGATATTTTAAGAAGAATGTCCCTACATACTTCCCCAACAATATCGTTTACTTTATCTCCCTGATTGATTGCTGCACATTTGTATGCTTCTTCTATTTTTTTTTCGCACTGTAATAAAAACTCTTTTGTCATTGTTCCTTCTCGCTTTCTGTGCTATAATGCACTTGTGTTAAATTATTTATATCCGCACCTTCTGGAGTTGCCGCTTCAGGGGGTGCATTTTTCTTTCATCAAGCTCTTTCAGAATTTCTTTCTCATTCATCAAACCTCTTCACTCCTTCCTCATAGATTACTGCTGTGATCAAACACACCGCTGCTAATTCTTTAAAGATTCCCATTGCGATCAGCACCGCTGCTGTGCAGATCATGGCTTTTGTCTCTGTATGCATCTTTATGCTCCTTTCTCAAACGCTTATCATTTCAGTTGCAAAAAACTTTTTTGCATTTATGAAATACCTGTGCTTTTTTTCACTTGTCCGGATTGCATATCCCCATGGAAAAATCCCTTGAATCAGTCCTTTTTCGATTGTTGGAACACCCATTCCCATCAAATACGCAACTTCTTTCGGGGTTAACGTCTCTATTTTCTTTTTAGGAATTACTGTCTCTTCGAAGT